CAGCTATCGGGACTAGCGCAATCCGACCGCTTGCCGCCAACTCTCTTTCCTTGGCTAATGATTTCTCGGCCTCTTCTAGTTGCTTGGTCAGCCCTACCAGCAGCCTCTGTTTATCAGCCTGGAATTCGAGTTGCTTTTCCCTAGCCGCCCCGGTTGACGCAAATGTCACATTGAGGTTCCGTTCTACTGCATTGATGGAGCCAGTAGTAAGGGCAATCTCTTTCTGAATATCGAGCACTCGTTGCTGTGCCTTAGTGTTTTTATTGGCCGCTGATTCCTGTTCGTCGGCATTGCCGCTTGTGGCCTTGCCAAGCAATAAAAGCGCTTCAGTCCACCCTTCTATTATGGCTTTGAATTGCTCGCCGAAGAACGTCCCTTCCTGGAAGAAGGAATTGAATGTCTCACTAAGCACATTGATCTTGAAATCCAAAGTATCCATCGCCTTGGCAGCCGCTCGTGCGGTGCCGCCAATGGCATCTTCGGATGCGATGAACTGTGCTTTGGCGCGAAAGCTGTCAAGGTTTTTCAAAAGGACATCAAACCCGCGAATTGCCTCCTGTTCTGGAATCAAAGTACGCAGGGCCTCGGGCGTCAGCTTTTTCATCTGTTCAAGAATATCGACGAGAGGAAGCATAGCGCCAGTCTCAAGGTCTTTGATATTTATTTTGGCATCTGTGATATTTTTTTGTGTCGCCGGAGTGACCAGGACGCGCATTGCCGCGCCAACAGCCGTCGCTGATTCGTCTGCGCTGATGCCCGCCAAAGTCAATACATCAAGAGCCGCCCCGACAGTGGCTAATGATTGACCAGCGCTAACAGCCGTCGGGGCGGCTTTTGCGAGTGCGCCAGATAATCCCTGTAGGTTAGTTTTTGAGTTCTGAGCGATGGCCGTCAATTGGTCCATCGTTTGGTTCGTCTCATCGGCTGAGCGGCCAAACGCAGACATGATTGAAGTGAGGGTGCCAGTCGCCGTCATCATATCTGTCGCATTTGCAGCGCCTAATGTGAAAGCGCCAGCTAGTAAACTTTGTTGTTCTTGAACGGTCTGAAATCCAGATGAGACCACATCAAACCGAGCCTCACTAATTTGCCCAAAGCTGATTCCGAATTGACGCTGAAGTTCCACGGTCCCTTGTCGCATTCCGTCCAGCTCTTCAGTTGTGAAGTTTGCGAGGGTGGCGACCTTCGTCAGGGCCTTTTCGGCTTCACGCTGAAGCTCCACGAAGCTCCTACCGAGAGAGACAATGGCAGCCACGCCAATGCCGACGCCAATGCCTTTGAGAGCGGAGGACGCACCGGCTCCGAATTTCTTGAATCGAGACTCGGCCTCGGTTGCCTTCTTGCCTGAATCGCCAAGCTCTTTTTGGACTTTCTTGAGCGCAGTAATCGCGGCCTTGTTATTGGTCGTGATTACCAGCTCTATGCGTTCGACTTCGGTTGCCATGCCTACCTTTTCGCTGAGCCTGTGATAGAGGCTTCAGCTCTCTTTCTCGTATAACTATCAGCCGCCACGGCCTCCCTTGCCCGGCGGTTTATGGTTAGGCCAATGATATCCTTAGCGTCCAGACAATCTGGCGCGCGGCCCGTGGTCTCTATCATTTCCTGTAGTAGCATAATGTAGTCAGCCTCATCCGAAGGGATGAAGGTGAACTCCGTGGGGATAGCTATTTGTGGCCGTGGGCATGGAGTGCCCTTGCCATCCAGATTGTCGCAGGCGTTGGGATTGTTGGCTTTCCATGCACATACTGGGGTTTCACCATCAGGATGATATCTATTTTTACCTGGGCACGGAAGCAAATCCTGGCCCTCATCGCCGTGCACGCGCTGGTAGCGCTCGATGAGAACCTCTAGAAGTTTTTTTGTCGCTCCCCGGCGATGACTCCGACATCGGCCAGGATACGAGAGCACACCTTATCGACATGCCAATATGGGATTATGGCCCGGTGCTCGTCAGTCAACGGCTCACCATCTGGGATGTCTTCGTAGCCCTCGACTTTTTCGAGGAGAGTAAAGAAAAATCTTTTATGGAGAGCGATCGATTCGACAATGATACGATCCGGATCCTTCATCATTGCGAGTAACGCCTGGTCACGCTGGTATGTAATCAATGATACTTCATCCATGGGTTTCAAATAATGAATTACCCGTGACCAGTTGGGGGCAATGCCTGTGACCATCTCGATCTTATAACCATTCGTGTTGGCCTTATATTTGCCGGGCTCTGGCACTGTGGCCTCGGCCTTTTTCTTGTGGGTTGTCTTTTTACTCGGAGTTTTGATTTTCGCCTTGGACGCCATTTGATGGCTCCTTTCTATGTTGGGGGTTTAGTGGCCTCGACCGAGTGCGTTTACTCACCCGGCCACTACCACCATTGAAACGCATGGCATGAAGCCAGCGCGCCGATCAACTATTACAGAACTGTTGCGACGCCGTTCTGGATAATGACTTCGGCAAATGGATCGACTCCATTGTCCAGTCCAGCCAGCGTGATTTCTTCTTGAGCAATTCCGCCATCAACACTCGCAGACCATCCAACGATTCGACACGCTGGCAATCTGTACTGAGCTTGGCGATTCGGAGAGCCGCCAGTATTCCAGTTCATGATGCCCTCGAGGACATCCTTGTCGCGCATCCGGTTACGATTCACATCGGGGTCGGCTGGATCGCGCTCGAGAACCAATATCATTTGAGCTGTACGCTCAAAGCCAATCACTGCTCGAGATTTGAACAGGCCATCACCTGATACCCGTGAACGGTCAGGCAGGTGGTTAGTATCATATTCAAACCGCGCCGAGAGACACCTGTCGCTGACATCCACTGGCGCACCAGTTGGCCCCAGAGAGGTGATAAGGTGATCCCTGATAAGAAATGCGTCCTCGACCTCAGTCGCAGCAGGGGTGAAGCTAGAGCTCGCTACGGAGCCGTCTGTCATCAGGCTAAAGCCGAACTTGGCAGCCACATCACCTGCAGCCTGTTCGACATTGAAGTCCGGGATGACAACGCCCTGATATTTTTGCTTGAGTGTAGCGCCCAGAAGATTATACAGGATGGTCGTGGAGCTCATGTCGATGCTCACGGCTCTGTCCTGTGGCTCTACCGTGTGAGTGAATGGATCGCCCGCACCCACAGTTGCGACTTTGCCCATGCAGAACGCGGCGGCGAATAGAGCGATTTTGAATCCGCCAGTGGTCTCGTAAGCCAAGGGCATCGTTGTATTGATTGCATCTGGCTCTTCAAAGGTGGGGAAGTCTAATCCAGCGGCCCCTTCATTGGAGCGACCGATAACTTCATCCTCCGGCATTGGGGGTTCAGCGGTTTGGATTCGATTAAGAATTAGTCCATCAGCGAGGGGCGTGCCATACGCACTCTCCGCGTCGAATGAAAATTGTATCGCAGCCTGATTTCCAGCAATAGGCATTATTCTGTACCTCCGGTGGGTTTATCTTTCGCCGCCTTTGTTGTTTTCTTGATCTTGAAGTCGCCCGTGGATTCGAGGAACTTCGCATCAGCCACAGAGCATTCGTATGCCTTTCCATCCGTTGATGGCGTGAGCTTGATGCGAGAGCGGGCACCGTTCTTATATTGCAGAACGCCGTCCACCTCACCTTTTGTTGGAATTATCAGGGCTGATTTACTGTCGGACATATTGCACCTCTAGGCGTTATCGAGAAATCCATCTTCCGAATATGTCGCCTTGAGGAATATGTCCTCAAATATCCATTCGTCAAGAGTATCATAATCTGAGTTTCCTTGCCATTCCAACACAGTCAGCAAGCTGGGCGAGCCGCCGAGAGCAGGGTCAAAGCCCACGAATGAGCTTACCACCTTACTCTGAACCGCCTCGACCTGCGCATGAAGTCCGCCAGCAGCCTGCAGGGTTTTGTCCATATTGATCTTGCGATCCACTACCACCCGCACGGTTGCCTCGAAAACTCCCAGATAGGTTGCATGAGGTCGGCCTGTTTCTTCTGCTGACTTGGTAACGAATACCAGAGCGAACGGCGCACGGGGCAAATCACCGCGCTCCTTGATGAACTCCAAGTCCAGCTCAGGAACCACGACGGTCTTCTTGCCAGCGAAATCACCCAAGGTCTGGATTGCTGTCTGGATGCCATCCTCAAGGTCTGATGTCGGGAATGATGTGGAGCCCATCTATGCCTTCGCCTCTGCGCGTATTGCATAATCCAACACCGCCCTCACCACTCTTTTTCTGGTCTTGCTCGAAGCGCCAAGGAACTTCCTGGCCGGTTGATTGACCGGGAAGCTATGGCCCTTCACCCTGAATGTAACTGGCTTCTTGAGCTTCTTGCCGAACGCCCTGGTGATGGTTCGGCTGTGAGCCGCCACCTTCTGAGTGCCCTTGAATCCGCCATGGAATCGACCTGCGTAGTTTTTATTATTGAACACGACCAGCGTCTTGGCACGCGCCACGAATGATGTCGTGCGGGACAGCTGTGCCGTTAGGCCGACGCCTGTCTTTCTCTTCGGGCGGAACTTCCCACGCTTCCAATAACCACGATCAAAAGCTGTTGGCTCGCCATTCGCAAATTTCACCGGCACTGGTTTCTTGGGCTTCCATTTCTTTCCATCAGGATCAACGGTATCACTGAATCCCTTTTTGACTGCGCGCACGACAACCGGGCCGGCAGCTCGATACGCTGGCTGGAGGTTACCAAAGCGCTTCTGAATGCCACGCTGCTTCTGAATAACTTTATCGAGCCCATTGAGCTTGACGCCTGCTGTAGTTTTGCGAGCCATTATGATGTCCTGGTAGTTCCCACTCCCGTGAAACTCGGGTTGATGCCGATGCGATCCCTGGTTGAATCCTCGCCATCCTCTTCCCGGTTGTCCGTGAATACCCTGTCTTCGAAGGTCATCAGCGTTTCGCCGTTGCCATCGTTCGTGAGCAACACCTGATCCTCTTCATTCTCAAGGGCCAGCTCACCCTCTGACACTGCGCGCAACCATTCCCGGCAATCATCAGCAGCCAGTCGGGTGTCGTCATTGATGCGCCTTGTTACCAGTTCTACATTCTCGTGGAACAGGGCGAGCGCGCATTTACGAATCGCGGGGGTGAGCTCAGGGTCAACTATCGGCAGGTTGAATCGTTTGCGCAGATATGAGTTTACCGTGGACTCAGCATTGTCCATGTGGAGCTGCTCGAACCCGTTGTCGTTTTCAGTCAGGCTGTCGCGCAATTGGGCGGTCAGATAGTTGGTAATATCCACAGTCACGACATATGCATTTCCAGTGATGGCCATTGTCAACTCCTATTTCTAATTATTCGCCCACGCGTACCCAAGGACAAAGGTAGATAGGTCAAGCGCTTGTGCCGGGGCTTCCGCCTGTAGGATTACCCCCCAGCCTGCGTATTTGGTTTCAACGCGAATCAGCTCCTCAGCACCCGCATCCAAAGTCGAGCTAAAGACTCCATCTGTCGCCTGGTTTACAAGAGCGCTTCCGTGGCCATAGGCAGGGACAATCTTCTGTTTATTGCCATCAACGTGTTCATTAGTTCCCTTGATATGGGGAATCGTTGTCCAGAGAATATCGCTCTCGCTGTTATTTTTCAGGCTGATTAGCAGCCACCTGTGATTGGATCCATTCACCACCCCGGCATTCGTAGGAGTCACACCCTTGGCAACCTCTTCCGCGGTAAGCACAATCTCGCCGCCGGTTGCCGTATCATCCACGTATCCATGGCGCACGAGCGGATGTCGCTTCCCGCCATTCTGAGGAATATACGCACGAGTGACCGCCATGGCCGCCTCCTATGATTTGGTATGTGCCCGGATCAGCAGGCTCACATTGAATTTTTCTAGGGTCGGGCTAACGACCAGGAATATCCCGCGAGGGATTTTAGAGCAATCGATTACGCATCCCTGCTCTTCGCCAACCTCCATTGAATCGCCGTAGGCTTGGTCAACCGTACAGCCGTTCCCAATGAGCAATGGATAGCCATCTGTGGGCTCTGGCATTGTGATGGCCGGATCATTGGTGCCCTTCCATGTGGGAGGAACTGCCCACGTGATGGCGCGATCATTATTCTTGAGTGAGCAAACGATGCGGCCTGTGCTTTGTGTGGGAATATAAATCCCTAGCTTTGGCCGTCCAGTTGCAGGGAGCAGCACATTAACCACGCCCAGTCCATCGTCGTCGAGGTATGTCCATCCCGGTATATCTGGGCCTCCGAGGCGGTCGGTTTTATCCATCGCCGCGCGTGTTATTTTATCAGCCATCTATGCCGACTCCTTCACTCTCAAAATGATTCTCCAGGTTGCTGCGAGGCCGTCCTGTGAGCTGAAAAGAAGCCACAAGGTTCTAGCACCGGCAGCCTGAGTTCCTGCGGCATAGCACCGTACCTGCTCCAAATCGACAGGGAATGATACTGGCCATGTTTGCGCTTCACCGGGTAGTGCGTCGACCACCTCGCCATCAGTAAGGCCCCCCACGAGATCCACTGGCCCCTTGCTGAGGCTCATCAGCAAGAGTGGGTCTGCTGCTGGGTCATTGCCTGCGGCCCCCTCATTGGTCATTGACACGCTGACGATGCCCCCCCATGGTGCTTCGATATATCCCTTGTCCTGGTTTACGGCATCGAGGGTAGGGTCTGAGAGTTGCCCAGCGGTTGGCGTGACAACGATTGCTTCATCGTCGCCTATGGCTCGGACATACAGCATCTCGACCTGAATGAGATTCACACCACTCTTCGTGGTGGTATCTGTCTCGCTAACAAGTGTAACTACTCCAGCCATGAATCAATCCTAATTCTTGGAGCTTTTCTCTCCAGCGCTAATTGAGTTTTTATCGTTGCCGCCCTTGAGTCGGTCGCCAACCTTTGAGCCTCGCGGCGCTCTCTTGATTAGGTTCCGGCCCTCGAACTCCTGCATCTTGTCCGTGACCGGCGTCCCGTCGCGCATGACATGATCCTTGGGGTCGAATACCGTTAGCGCCTTGATTGGCGGCACGGTGCCTGTGATGGTGTGGGTTGAGTACCGGAGCTTGGTTGAGAGAACCGAGGTTTTCTTTTTCGCTGGGGCTTTGTCTGTATCTTTTGTTGGCATTGTCGCCTCCTAAAAAATACCCCCGGTTCCCGTGTCAGCTCGTATTTAGAATAGAGTGGGAGCCCGGGGGCTTATTGAGTTGAGTAGCGTTAGAGTTCAGTGGTTAGCTGATGACTCCGTCGAAAAATACTCCGGTCGCAAAGTCGGTGATGAGATGATCGTAGTGCCATCTGCCGGTTACCCGATCAAACAGGCTGTCAGTCTTCGGCTCATTGAATCCGCGCATGGGCTCGAACTCACGAGTCACACCGAAAAAGGTCAGTGCCCCCCTTGGGTTCGGGGTATTGTACAGCAAGAAGGCATCCTTCTCCCATATGAAGTCGATGTCATCTGTCTGGCCTTCATTGGCTGAATTCTTGGTCGCAGACATTACAAAAACATTCTCGACCCCGATGAGGGCGGCGAATGAATCTGTGGTCACACTCGTTGCGGATGTATGCTTGACCTGCTCGATGATATTGGCATTCCGCTGGACTTCTCGCCATGCATCGTCGGCGATAAAGAAAAAGTTAGCATTCCGGTGAGCGCCCTTACGAACCAGGGACATCTGAGCGACTATATCATCGGCTGGATTCCCCGTGGCGGTATCCCAGAGATCGCCGGGGGTTGTCACGTTCGCGGCAGGCCAGCTCGTGGGGTCGGTCAGGATGGCCGCTAAGTCCTGTTCCTTATCGGTCATAAGCCCTTGAGTAATCAGATTCATATGGAATTGATCTGGCCCCATTGACCCCGGTGCCCAATTCTCACGCTCCGCAATATCAATGAATGAACGAATCGTCCGCTCTTCTGATAGCGAGGTAACCTGGCTGATTTGTCCGTCGACCGTGGTCGGCTCATTGCCTTGGGCGCGCTTAATGCCTTGAGGTCTGCGGAGCTTTCCTTTGTCTACAGTATAGAAGATTTCAGAGACGGCGTTGCCTGTCATTGGCGGCAGAATCACGCTGGACGCAAAGGCAGCGTCCTCCTCCATATAATCAATCATGAATTGAGTTAGGGCTACGCTAATTTGTAGATCTTGGGCGACTGGCATAATATGCTCCTCTAGTTGGCGCTAAGTGCGCTTGAGTTGTCGCCTGAGACCCCTTGCGGGAAAAATCGAATGGCGGGTTACCTACCCACTGGAGGGTTATAGTTTATGCGAAAGAACGACTGACTTGCGTTGCGCTGACTACCTCGACATTGATCAGATCATCAACCACTCCAGATTGAAGGGCCATGGCACCGTACCATTCTTGATCTGCAGTAACGGTAATTCCGCGTGCGTTTGCATCGGAACCTAAAAGATCACCAGCGGCCACCGTGCCACCAATTTTCAATTTGGCTTGTCCGCCGACCTTTGCGACTCCAACGGTTTCGCCGCTGGCGGGTTTATCAGTCTGAATAGCGATGGGCTGAGCGGCAAGAGTGCTTGCAACAGCATCGCCGCTGCCGTCGAATTTCACATATCGGTCCTTATTAGCAGAGAGGTCTTCTCCTGCTGTAAGATTTTTATGGGGCGTTGTGGCCATGGTGTTCTCCTACCTGATAATTTATTTAGGTTATTGCGTTTGTTGCGTTTGCGGCTTTATGGAACCATGCGGAATGATCCTCATGCTCCGAGAAGTAAATGACGGCATCACTTTTTTTCTTGCCTTCATTCTCTTTGCACCACAAAGCTATGGCCTTGTCGGCGTTGTCCTTGGTCGCTTCATGCTCTGCGAAGTTCTCGATGGTCATTTCGCCAGCTTTTGAACCACCGGCTTCTGCTCCGGCTTTCGCGCCACGGAGAGTGTCCTGGATGGATTTGCCAGCAGGTTTGGTCAGCCCGATAATCAGCTCACGCGGGGAGAACTTCACGCTAGTCCCATCCTCTGCGAATACTTCTAGTTCGTGATCCTTGCCATCGGCAGGTTCAAGCTCGTCGAGTAATGCAACAGCGCAGGTCTTCTGGATAGGGGTGGCGTGTGCCATCTTATCTGACTCAGCGAACGCCTCATGGTCGGCTGTGCGATCCTTGGCGCGCTGGGCATCCAGATCCTTCTGGAGCTTGTCATGGTCTTTCTTGAGCTGGGCGTGGGCTTTTTCAGCCTCGGCAAATTCCTCGGACTTCTCGTTGGCCTCGAGCGCTGCCTTTACGGCTGCATCCTCACGGGCCTTGATCTGCTCTTCTGTAAAAAGTGTTCCGGCAGCGGGTGGTGCTGCTATCGGTGCGGGTGCGGGCGTTGGTTCTGCAGGCATTGGTATTTCTCCTGGTTCCTGGTTATCTGAGAATACGATAATATCGTAGTCGCCCTTCTCATCTGTTTCAGAGAATAACGAAGGAAGTTTCTTTTGTCTAGGGGGGGTGGCACCGAGCAATCCCAGCCCTCTCAAGGTAGGGCCTCGGCCATCAAGGTTGCGATAGAGCTCGGAGCTGTGGGCGAGCAGCTTGCCATCGTCAAACATTTCCTTCACCGAATCATCTAATTTCATTGTGGCCATTAGCTTTTCGCCGTCGAGACGAACTGAGGATATGTACCCCAATGACATGTCCGTGGCATCACCTTTAGGGTGCCCATGATGGACTGGTGGCTTCAAATATTCGAGGTCAAAATTATCGACAATTTTTTCCATGTCGGCCATCGTGAATGGCGGGTTCAATAAATTTGGGAACATTCCGGGGGTCTGTTGGCCCAGATCGTAAATGGCTTTTTCTACTGTATGCATGATGCTCTCCTAAGTAAATGCCGGATTGGCCGGGGCTATTCGTTGCAGTCTCGCCTGTGTTCTTTTGTTGGTGGGCGTGAGGCCTTCCTCTACCGCTTCGGTCACATGGATAAGAACCTTCTGGCAGCGGCAATTGAAATCATTGAGCGGGGCCATGGTATCCCATACGGGGTCATCCGGGGCAGCCATGAATCCATCCCACACCGCATGAGTCTCTCGGACATCTGCATCGCGCTGAGTCACTAGCTCGGCCAGTGGATATTCCTCTGGGCCAAATTCCTCAAACTGGGCATCGACTCCAGCGGTATACGCCTGCTGGGCGTTGGTCTGCCATACGGTTTCGAGGTGTGCCGATGAGCTGCTCCATTGATCGCCAACTCTCGCTGCAAAGTCTGTCACATCTTCTCCGGCATTCAGGCTCGCGGTAAATGCTTCCTGCACCTTTCGCACGGTAGAGGCATCGGCACCGCCCGCAAACGAGAAGGCCTCGCGCCTGGCGGCTGACTCCATCTGGTTGAATGTCGCGTCGGTTACAGCAGAGCGGTCTTTGAATATCTCGATCAGCTTGCCGTATGGGGAAGTCAGAATCTCCTCACGACTCAAGCGGGCCAGCTCCTGAAATTCCTCGACCTCGCCAAGCCGGTCCTGAGTTTCAACAGTGTGGGCACGAGCCATCAGGTCGAACAGGAGTTTGGTTTCTGTGACTAGGTCTTCAATCTTTTTTACACGCTGCCCCTTGTCGTCTCCGGGTATTCTGGCTGATAGCTGCTCGCGCGTCTGGACATTGCCTAGCCTTGCCTCTGCGGCTTTTACCTGCTCATCCTTGAGCTTAGTCCCCTCGATATTGGCCTTATCTATCAGGTCAAAATACTCATCGAGTTGGCGCTCGCCACGCTTACGGCTTGGTCTTTCTGGATTTGGTTCGGCAAATGTTTCCTTCTTGTCGTCATCCTCGTGGCTGGAGTTGTGGCTACTCTCTAGTTGATCCAGAGGAATGGCTATCTCATCAGGGTCGACCCCATCCGGTAACGGCTTGTCGTATTTGCCTAGCAGGTAACCCTTGGTCATCGGTACGCCCATAGCCTGCAGCGTTTCGTCTTCCTTGATCTCGGCCTCGGAGGTCTTGATCATCTCGGTATTGCCGACCAGCTTTGGGTATCTTTCCTGCTCTCCGAAGTTGATTATAATCGCCCACTTGACTATCTGGTCACTCCAGGTTTCGTCCAGGTTCTCGGATATCTTGACGATTATCATATCCTCGCCGCTCATGTGGACATTGCCCAGGGCCAGAGAGCCAGTCCTGTCACCTTCGCCGCTAGTGAGCGTGGAGCCAAGGCCAGAGGTAGTCATTTGCCTGTCAGCATATTTGCGGCGGCGCTCCCAGTGAGTCTCACCGCCGCGAGTAACAGCGCCTTCAATGATTTCAATTTCCCAGGTATCTGGCGTGGCAATCAGATTGGAGCCCTGTATCCCCTTGAGGGTTTCGATTATATTCTTGAGTTTGCTTCTAGTCTCAACATCGGTCGCGCCCGGTTTCGTCTTGCCCCAGATAGTTCCAAAGCCGAGCTTGTCGAGGGCCACCATTTCGCCCGGTGCCATCTTGAGCTTCACCCATGCCTGTGAATGGAAGAGTCGTGCGAGAGCTTCCCCCCATGGATTATTGGTCGGGCCGAATGACATGCGCATGAATTTGCCGGGGAACAGATCGTCCATGTTGTTGAACTGGTTGGCCACGAAATTCTGATTGGGGCTATAGAGTAAGTCGTGCGTGGTGATGTCGAATGAGAAATAGTTCTGGTCACGCTTCATCAGGAAGATTGGAACGAATACCTGCATGCCCTCCCAAGTAGCTGGCCCCCACATAATCTCCTCGACTGAATAGCCCAGGAAGTCGGCCTCAAGCATGTCCTCCCACACCTGTTTCAGCTTGGGGATATTGGCCATCCATGCGCTGGTAAATCGTGCTAGGCGTTCGTCGTTCTCGTCTGGGCCATCCTTGCCAACGGTCGAGGGAACTATTTTTCTATCAAGGGCTAGCGGCCTGTCCTTACGCCTGCGGACTATAGTCTGCTGGGTTTGATCCTTCTCCAGAATGTCGCGATAGTAATCAAGGCCGAGCGCACCCGCCTCACGAATGAGCACGCGGTCGGGGTTCTGGCCTGTCTGGGCTGTCACCCATGGGCGTAGACTGCGGTCAACCTTCGGGCCTGATACTGCCGACATGTAGACACCACGGTCAATCTTGCCAGCGTCAAAGCCCTCGCCAAATGCCTCGTCGTATTCAGTCTGGGTGCGAAGTCCTAATTTATTCAGTATGCCCATGTTAGATACTTATCGCCTGCGTGCCAGCCTCAGCATTTCCTGCAGGTCTTTTATTTCCTTGGTTCGCCTCGCGTCCTTGAGTTTTGATTTTCTATCTTGATCAGCGAGTAGCCCTGCTATAGTCATCAAGGCGTCGCTCTGTTCAGCTACTCTGTTATTCAGGAGATTCACTTCAAGCTCAAGTAGGGCGATTTGCTCCGTATCCCCAAATCCACACTCGCCCTCCTGAATATTTGGGCCGATAAGGGCGCACCATTGGCTTCCATCGAGGGACAGTGTTGCCCCCAGCCTATCTGCTTTGGCTTGATCTAAATTATCACCCATTTCATTCTCCTTCTAGATACTTATATTATCCCAGCCGTCGCGCTTACTCCATGCTTCCATTCCGGCCGGGTCTCCGATTTCGAGTATGCCCTCGCCTGCTGAACCCTCGGCTGCAATGCGAATGAATATCTCCATGGCGTCAAACATGTCATCGTACTTACCCTCGGGGAACATCAAGAGCTCCTGTTCCAGCGCGTCGTGCGCCCCATTCGGGCCGAACCATACCATGCCCTGCTCGAACACCGGCTCGAGTCTCTCTGCCCTGATTTCTTTGGAATACTGTTGATCGATTGGTTTGCATTTGGGTATCTCTGCCTGCATGTCCTCGACGAAATCTGCGGCGAACGCAACGGCCTCAATCCCTATCCTGATGGTTTGGGGATACTTTTCATTCAGTCGCCGTATCAATGCGCGGCGACCTTCGAGGTTCAATCGTTCGTGACCTGCCTCAAGAATATAATAGTTTAGGTCGCGTGAGTCAATTATTCCTACGCACCATGCAGTGAAATCGCTCGTGATTGTCTTACCCATAGAGGTATCGACGCCGATGTAATATATCTGACATTCGTCGGGTGGCAGCTCTTTCCAGTACTTGAAATAGTCGGGCTTGAACTTTGAACCCTGCATGGCAGCCGTATCATTCTGGTATTGGCAGTTGAACTTTGTGGTGCCCATTCGGCGCTTCCGCTTGTGGAGTTCGTCGAGATCGAAGCGCTCAGGGAATAGGGCGACCTCTTTCCCGTCCTCGTCGTAATTGATTGCCGAGTGAACGACATGTTGGTCTGCCAATGTGCCTTCGAGCAACTTCCCATATTGATCCTGCCAATGATAACGGGTGCCTATCCATGTCATGGTTCCGCCAGGTTCAAGCGTACCCTCGACCGTCTGGGCTATCCATTCCTCCAATTTGTCACGCTGGTATTCAGTCCGGGAATTCTCGAAGTCAACACAATCATCGAACAGGTGGTGCTCGTAATGCTGGCCGGTGATGGCCCCATATAGGCCGACCGCGATAATGCTGGACTCGCCGGCAGCCAGTCGTCCGCTGATTGTGATTTGATCATCGCGCCACATCTTGCCCGTCCGCCGTTGCTCCCGCATGCTCACCGTATGGCCGGGTGCGAGATGAGGGAATAGCTTGACCAGCTCCCGGTTGTTCTCCATCTGCCCCTTGATATATCGGAGATTCTTTTTCGCCTCCTGTGATGAGTTGGAAATCAGGCAGATGCGTGCATTGGGATTACAGGCCAATCGCCACAGGGCTTGATACTGACACATGACCGTGGACTTCCAGTGGCCTCGAGGGCCAAGGCCAAGGAATTCATCATGTATCGCCACGCCATTCGCCCACTCATAATGGAACTGCTGCAGCTCCGGGTTCATGAAGTTACAGAATCGAGCGAACGAACCTGGGGCCGTGAGCTGTTGGGCGAGGGTGGTCACTAGCTGACCAATTCTAGGTCTTCATGCCATGCAGCCTTGCCGCCATCAATGCTGAATAGGTGCCGACGGTTGGCCTTCGAGAATACAATGTGCTCGATCACTCCGGTCTCGCCAACCCATGACCGATCTTTATCCAGCAGGACAGACAGCCATCGCACAGTATCGCCCACCTTGAATCCGTGGGCCTCCTTGATTCCCATAATCATACAGCCGTCTTCGTATGTTTCACTCATCAATCACCTCCGCCTTCTTGGCCGTGTACGAGGCTTAGCCCGTAATTCATTTCCCTCTTGCTCAACGGCCTATTCAATATAAATACCACATGCATTGGGACATCCTGTCTAGGAAACGTGGCCTTCCATCGCAGGTAGTTCATAAACATTGGCATTAAGTTGCGAGGCGTGGCTGTCTCCCAAATTTCTTGACCCTCTTGTCTTCTTTTCTCGTCCATCACGGCCTCCATTTGTGCCTACATTTTGGGCACTGTGTTTCTGTGGTGTGGGTGATGCCGTCAGGGTGGTTAGCCATCGGCGAGAACCTCCGTTATGGCGTGGCAGTGAGCTCGGTGCTCTACCTCTTTATCGGGCAGGCAGAAAGTTTCGCAATATACTATCTGGGTGTCCTGTAGGACATTACGTATCCTTGTCAGTTTCATGCGGGCCTTCATCTCCCAGAACTGGGCGGCGGCCACTGAACGAATATCGTTGTATCGCGGTGTGCCAATATCAATGCAATCCTTCGCCGCGTATGCCACCTGCGGGTACCGCGCCCTGTCTATAATCTGCCTCGACCTGCATGGCCAGCACTTGTTTTCGTAAAATGTATCATCGCAGCGGTTGCTCCTGATGCATGATTTCTGCTGCATCCACTCCAGCGGATCTTTACTCGCCATCTTCAACTCCTTCCGCTGGTTCAACTACCAGCCTGTAGATAAATATTGGGCACGCCATGTTCCAGCTAATGTATAGCCTCCAAGTGATCAAGGGCTGCATTTTCTTGGGGCGATGCTTGCGCTTGTTGGCGCTTCTCTCAAACTCAAATCGCCACATCATGTCCGGCAGTCGATGCCTGAGCCACGCCTTCCTGAATCCAGCCTTGGGCCACTGCCAGCCCTTCACTTCCATGGTGAGGTTGCCGGGGTCTTTAGCCATTAGGTGCCGGCCCTCCGCAATACCCAGCACTTATAGTTTACCGTCTCTCCGGGGGCCAAGGCAGGGTCAATCATAGTCCCCTCGTTATCAATAAAGGTCTCACCAGGTTTGGGGACCCTCCATTCGAGTGACTCACACCTCTCCCTTGCCTGAGGATAGCCATACGCCGCCTTTGCAATTCTACTGAGTGCCGCTGTATCCTTCTCCCCCTCATCCACAAACGCTTCGGGGAAGGCGGACTTTATGGCAGCCGCCCGTAATATATACTTTGTTTTATTCAGGGCATGGAAGGCTTCTTGTAATGCTATTTGTTCTGACTCTCCCAGCTTCCCTTCTGGTTCTGGCTCGGCAAAGGTGGCGGGGAAGTGAACGCGCCTCAGCGGCCACGCCCCCTCTTCTGTAGACTGTAAATGTTGATGTACTTGAGAAAGCTCCTCGACCTGCTCCTCCGTCAGCCCGTCAGCGTTGCGGGGTGTGCCGTCTAGGCCAGGTCTATTGTTTTCATCAACGCTCCATAGGTTATATTTATATTCACTCATCGCCTGTCTCCTTTTCTTTATCGATCATCGCCCTTAGTTTCTTGACATACCAGATGTTTTCGATGTCGTCATCTGTGATTCTCTCCAGCTCATCAGGAGACTTGATCTCGCCCCACCATGATTCACAGCCGAATATAATCTTTCCTAGGTCGGGAACAAATATCGCCGGGTTGTGGTCGCCAAATCCCAGTGTCATAATTTCCGTTTTGATGTCGACCGCGCAGTCAACCGACCGCGCGATTACGCCCATATAAATCCCCAGGTAGGTCTTCTCCTCGTATTCTTCTGCACAGGGGCGAATCGAAACAAGCGCCCCCACCTTATGCTGCGCTAGTAGTCCTTCGGGGTGATATGCTAACGCCCCCAATCCCTTGTCGGCCCATTTGATATCCTCTATTTTTAATGGGAATCCTGAATCTTTAGTCGCCATTTTCGTCCTCTTCTTTCTCCGCATCTTCCAGCGGGTTTGGTATTGCTAGTATCTGTTTCTCGCGCTCGGGTGTCAACACCTGCTCGGGAGCCTGTGTGCCAGCGCCAACTCCAACGCTCTCAAAATGCTCAATGAGTTCGCGCCCCTGATTCATAAGCACTGTGCTGGCCGTGCCATACTGCATTGGTTCGCCGCCTAACATTCTGGCCTGCACCGATATAGCTGCAACATCCACTAGGTGCAGCCTCGCCTTCAATATCTTCTCGAGCGTCTTGGCCACCTCCGGCACTGACTTGAGGCGGGTGAGCTCGGATATTGTTTCCTGATACTTCTCCCGCTGTTTAGGCCAGCCTTCCTTGATCGACCAGTCCTTGAGGTTGTCGTATGAAGTTCCCTTGCCCTTCATGCGTTTGGATAGCGCCCTCAATGACAGCCCCGCCGGGTCTGTGATGTACAACTCCCGTGCGATTCTGACTGACTGATTCCTTGGGCCTCCATGTCCTGGCATAATCGGGTACCGCTGGGCTAGCGAGGGGGCTTCTGTTTTGGACTTTCGCGTACAGATTCCTGCCACTCGTGCTTGGGCTGTAGCCATCCCAGCAATCGCTCCATGTCCAGTCTTGGTTCGCGAACCCAGTAGGTTAGAGAGCGTTGGGTGTTTCTGTCTACCATTGTGATGGTTAGCCCACCAGTCCCCATTTGGTTTAGGATTAGGGATGTGCCGTTGCTGGAAATAGTAACGGACTCTTCTGTGTTTCTATGTGTCATATTGTCGCCTTTCAGTAGGCCTACGCGGGTCTGTACTGCCCCAGATACCCAGCCGGAGGAAGGAGTCTTCGGGGGAGGCGACGCCCCCGGACAGTACTCCGGGCCATGCGGGTATAGTAATGCTTTGGAATGGTGAGGTCAAATTGGAGCGGTAGAAACACTATCGCCCCAACCAACTTAATGGTCAGGGCGTATGTTTGAGTGTATTGGCCTAATTGCCGAGACCATTATTCGGATACAAGGAACATTAGAAACGCCGCGAAAAGCGTCACCGTGTTTCCCACCGTGGGAGCAATCGTTCGCTGCCAACAATCCCATTATACACGAATGCCCCAGGTAATCAACCCAGGGCACCGTGATGCAAGGAGGAAGAAAAGGGGGGAGTGAAAGCTCCCGATGAGATTCTATCGTACCTTGAACAGCTTGGCAACTGCTTTAGGGTCGGGGGCTGTAATCTTCTCACGAAACTCAAGCACGGAAAGCTCGGTTTTATATTCTGTTGCCCCATCACTTTTCTTTTTCAGAAACACCCAGAACGATGCGAATCTACCGTCATCAATCTGGAGGGCTTCGGCAACACCATCCTGTAAATACTTGATGTAGTTATCAGCATCCGCCCTGTTATTGTGGGGCATGTGAATCGTGGCAATTCCCAGTAGCCATTCCGATGTGCATGGCTGACATCCCTGGGCCTTCATCTGAATGATTATTGATTCCTTCCACGGATTGATCGTTACCCGCTGGGACGCCTGCCTGTATCCTCTGGCATGAGCCACACTATTTACCGAGACCGCCTTTCCGAGTATCTCGTATTGATTTATGATTGTCTTCATGGTGTCGCCTCCTAGATAATAGACCAATGCTTAGAAAGAGGAAAAATATTATTCAGTGCTGCTATGGCGCAAGCCTTTTAAGTGGCTTGGCCGCAGCGGAGTAACGTATAGGACCTGTGCATAACTTTTGTCAAGTGTCGCAAAACGCCACACCCCACATGCAGCAGGAATATTGCACACGCTAATACGATTCCACTAGGTCTTGTGGGGTGTGGCAAATTGTCGCACCTGTGATTCGGGTGCTTATTCCTTGTGCATAGTGGCGAGAATTTCAGGGTGGTGTGGCGTATTGTCGCACACTGGTAGTCTCTCTGGTCTATGCCTGCCTGTAGATAGCCGCTCAGTCGTCCGCAATCATCGGACAATTGGATTTATAACTGTCGCATATATCGACACATTCTCGCATGCCTAGCAACGACGGGCAAATAAATATTCCAATATTGCCCTTGACAATAATCTCAGGATAGGGTACCTTAGAAATCAGGCGACGCCCCTCGGGGTAAACAAGAAGGAGTCAATTATGGAAAATAACCAACATCTCGAGCACTTCGATTTGGTAATGAATAACGAGCGACTGCTACATCAGGAGCGCATAATCGCAATACAAGAGGAGTCTATCGAAAGGCGCCTCCTAGTCGCTCAGGAGGGATTGCGCATGAGGGGCTGGACTGATACCTCCCTCAAGGTCTACACGGACGGTACAGACGAAAAGGGCACCCCTATGTGGTGCGCCATGATAGGGCCAAACATACAGGAGGGGTACGCAGGTTTCCATGTAGATAAACTTCAAGCTAAGGAAAGGCTACTGGCCGATATTCAAAACCCCGAGATCACTCTCGATCACACCCCCGATGCCAACGCGCAGTTGTTGGAGGTGGTTGAGGCAATATTGGAACGCTTCGAGCAGCTAGCCTTTCTTACGGCCACCGACAAAGCTATTCAAGCCCACTTGCGCGCGGCCATTGAAGAGGCAAAGAAATGAGCGGGGCTTGCCCCTGCAGGGATGTCTGGGCGCTGGCCCCTTTCCCAGCGCCTGTGCCGTCAAGGCTGGTAGTACGGGCATCCCTGCGGCGGCAATCGTCGAATAAAACAAAGGAGGTGATTCGCCAATGACATAAGGGACGCAAATCGTCCACGCAAAATCACGGAGAAGGGGTCAGTCTTGGTCGATTCGGCCCCTACCTCCACAACCAACAAAGGAGAAGAAATGGATTACAAAACAGGGCTATTGCCCACGACTATAAGCCCACCATCAATAATCAATGTCGATGGCGACGACTGGATTGAGCTGGCCACTTCGGTTATCGAGGAGGGTGTCAACAACGATGAGGAGCACGAATCGGCCGTGCTGGTAATACGCGGATTGAAGGGTGCCTCGAAGTCTATCACTGACCAAATGGAAGCGTCGAATACTGTGGCCAACGCTGCGCACAGGGCGATTACTACCAAGCGAGCCGAACTGAAAGCACCGTTCGATAATGCGGAGGGTTCCCTTCGCAAGCTAGCTGAGGGCTACATGACTGAAAAGCATCGCCTTGAGGCTGCTGAGATAGCCCGCATCAAAAAGGAAGCCGAGGATGCAGCCATCGCAGCAGCAGCAGAGGAGCAGGCCAAGGCTGACATCATTGCCCGCAAAGCACGGGAAGATGCCGGTGCGAAAGCCCAAGCGCTTCTAGAAGCAGGCAAGGATGAAGCTGCCAAACGGGTGGTCGAGGATGCTGCCCAAGCAGCGGACAAGATTGTCGAGGATGCTGCCGAAGTAGCCGAGCAGATTGTCGATGCGACGACCCAAACACTCGATGCTACCCCACCACCACCGAAGGCCGCTATGCCTGCAGGCTCCAGCTCCAATACGAAATGGACAGCTGAGGTCACAGACATGGCCGCGTTTTTGAAGGGCGCTGCTGATGGGCCACATGGCACACAGTTTGTCGAAATCAAACAGGGCGAGCTCAATCGCTTTGCCCAGAAATGTAAGGGCAATCCATCGAGCTTGGGGCTACAGCCTATAGCCGGGGTGACATTCAAATCGGGTCAGAAGTTGAGGGTGTGATGAATACTAAAAGGTTAAGGTTATGGGTTTATACCCCCGTATTGCTTGTCACGGCGATTGTATTCGTAGTGGCACTGGACGCAGTTGTGGGCGCTGAAAGTCCTTTCTTCTATCCACTCGCTTTTCTGGGTGGCGTTCTATCTCGTCCAATACTTATCGGGCTTACCGGATTGTTTAGGAGGTGAATCATGAAAACCTGGAATCGATTCTTTCTATTCAATCATGCTGAGCGTAATGCTCGCTATCGTGCCAGCCTTCCATTTGTCGAGGTCGATAGGCGAAAGGAGTGGGTATCTAAAATGATTGACCGCCTGTATGAACAGGCCTCTCGTTCTGTTGATGTGGGATACAACTTATATGTGAATAACAAATTACAGCCCAAGCCTGACTCAAGGAAGGCGCAAATTGAACAACTAATGATTCAGATGATTGGTGTAGAGTTGCCACAATCTGGAACTGGCTGGCTTCTATGGGTAGCATGTAAATGATCAATCTCTCCGCCTCCCGCATGAAGACGATCCAGAGCTGTGGCCTGCGATATGAGTATTCCTATATCCAGGGGATCAAATCCCGCCCATCGACGGCCCTGGTACTCGGCACCTCCACGCACATTCCCGTCGAACAGGACTTGAGGCGCAAGATTGACACGGGCGAATTGATGAGCGAGGAGGAGCTGGGGGATGTAACTGCGGAGGCATTTGAGAATACATGGGAGGGTGAGGAGCCCAAACTAATTGACGACGAGATTGAGCTGGGCAGGAATACCGTGAGGAGCAGGACGAAGGATGCGGCGATCAAGCTGTCCCTTCTATACCATCGCACGGTTGCCCCCCGGCTTTATCCTGTGCGGTTGGAGCGACAATTCAAAGTCAAACTATCCGACCGGGTGAGACTCCGGGGTTCAATTGATGTGGTGGAGGAGCGGGTCTGTGTATCCCCCGAAGCCTTATCATCAGGCGACATTGAGCCCCGGAAAGCCACTGTTGTGCGCGACCTCAAGACCTCAAAAAAAGATTTCCTGCAGGCCGATGTGGATGGAGACTTCCAGCTCACTGCTTACGGACTGGCCATCAAAGGATTGGACGGGGAATTCCCTGCCGAGCTATGGATGGATGTCATGGTCAAGGGCGACCTACCACGCGCCCAGCAGGTGAGAACTGAAAGGACTGCGACCGATTATGTGGCGTTCATGCGCTTTGCTGAGGCGGCTGCAACTACAATTGAAACCGGAGCATTTATGCCAGCGAATCCTCAATGGTGGGGATGCTCTAAAAACTACTGCGGGTATTGGAATCAGTGCCCGTATGGAGAGAAACAAAGGAGTAGGTGATGGTGAAAATAAGAGGGCAAAGGCAAGCCGAGCTTGAGGATGAGCTGACAGAAGCCAACAATAAAATAGAAAGGCTAAAAGAGGAGCTAGGGCATGAAAAAAATGCCAGTGATTTTTACTCGCGCCGCCTACAGGTGCGCCGCGATGAAGCAGACGAGTTGAGATCAATTGCCGCTCGCGCCGCTGGCCTATCAGATTGGTCTGGCAAGGGCGCAGTTTGCGATAATTGTGGGACTGCCATCACGCGAGGGAGCGCAAGCTGTTCGAATATTGGAGAGTGTTGGCGCGCCGATTTCCGCAGATATGACAAAACTACACAGCATGCATTTGACCAAGCGGACAAATTGCCAACGTCAGGAGCCGACAATGGCCAATGAAGAGTTATTCTGGTATATTTTCATTCTTCTGCAGATACCAGTATTAGCGAAAGCCACGATCGCCATTGCCTCGCATTATGATGAAAAAAGGCGTAGGCGAAATAGAATCAGTGGGCGCATGTCTTCAAGGGATTTTGGCAAGGAAATGAAAGATGCCCGGAAAAGGCTGGGCTTGAAATGACCGACGAACGAGACCTATCAACGAAGGCCGCGACCAAGGCGATGCGGAAAATCCTACAGGGGTCAATCGCGCATAGCTTTATGATGTTGCACCTGCCAAACAAGATGGGCGAACTCAGGCATAAAGAGGCCGCGTCATTCGGCAATGCATGGTGGCAGGATGTCATGGGCAACCAGGCCAAGAAATTCCCGCCCATGTTCGAGAGGGAAGCAAGGGTAGCAGCCAAGCTCGCCAATGAGGTGGGCGGCGCAATGAAACAAACTAAGGACGGGATCTGGTATGTAGACCCCGCCAATAATCCGGCGATAGAGTTCGCCCCAAAGGAGAAAAGAATTGTCCAACTCAAATGAAAATCAAAAACAGCATGCCGATATGGCAACCTTTTCACAACATCACGCCAGCGCTATGGAAGGAATCCAGGCTGGCGCAATGGCCAAAATGAGCGAGGGGGCGGAGCAGTTCAAGGCTCGGCTGATAGTTGCCAACGCAATGCCCCGCGACCTTCAAGTCTGCATGATTAGATTGAACCAATCCCTGATGCGACCAGGCTTCGCAAAGGATGTCACCTACAGATTCCCACGGGGAGGCAGTGAGATTTCAGGCCCGAGCGTTTACCTGGCCAGGGAGTTCGCCCGATGCTTTGGCAACTTTGATGCGGGGGTCAATATCATATCAGTCGACAGCGAGCAGGTACATATCGAGGGATTCTGTATAGACCTCGAAACCAATTACAAGATCGTCTCGCAGGCGAAATTCAAATCCCTCATACAGCGCAAGCGGAACGGCACCACCCAATGGGTCAAGCCAGACGAAAGGGACTTGCGGGAACTCATCAATAAGCATGGGGCGGTCGCAATGCGAAACGCCATCCTCCAATGCATCCCCCCAGACTTGGTCGAGGAGGCTATTGCAACAGCCACTGACACGCTTGAGAAGGGCGTCAAGCCCGAGGATTACGACAAGGCAGTCCAATGGTATGAGGAGAAGTCGCTTGTGCCCCTGGAAGAGCTGGAGAAGTTTCTCGGGGTCAAGAGGGGCGAGTGGGCACCACAGCATTTGATTCGGCTTCGGCAGGTACGGAAAACTATCGACGATGGATACGCCCAAGTCGGCGAGTTCTTTTTCAAGGGCGACTCTGCCAAGGCTGAGGAGGGCGAAGTATCGGTTGGGGATGTTGAAGCCGAGGCCGACCAGGACAAAAACGATGGCGACATATTGGGGCACGGTGAGCAATCCAGTAGTCGCGAACCCGGAGAGGAAGGGTAATTATGCCAAGTAAAAAAGCGATGGAGGTAGCGGCAGAATGGGCGAACAGGTATCAATACCCTTGGCCTAACGATGCCGACAGGCAAAAAGAAATACGCATGCTCGCCACCCTCATAGACGAGGGCGCAAAGGAATTGGTATTCCTGGTTGAGCTCTTTCGTAAGCAAAGTATCGAGTCGTTGACTGTGCCCGGCTCCATGACCCATGATGGGAAGGCGTTAGTACCAACCGTGGGAATCGAAGCTCTCGATGATTGGAAGGTGCCAGCATGAACCGCACACGAGCAATACCAAGCGTGGCCAGTGAGCGAATGAGGGCTGTGCGCGAAGGTCGAGGAATGACTCAGAAAGACCTGGGCGAACTCATCGGCCTGACTCAAGCGCAGGTGTCGAATATCGAGGGCGGTATCACGAAGGTCATTGGGCTCGACACCCTGCGCAAATGGCTGAAAGCAATCGGTGCTGATGCCAATCACATATTCGGGATTCGTGCAGAGAGGGGGAATGGTGATGGCAACTAAAGAAGTCAAGGAATTAGCGGAGATGGGGCATGCCGCGCTGGATGAAGTGGAGCGACTGCTAACCAGGGAAGCAGAACTCGAAGCCCAGCTCGCCGACCTCAAGGAACGCTCCGACATCATGGACGCTGTCCACAAGGAGGCGATGGAGAAGCTGGGGCGGTACAGGAAGGCGCTGGAGGAGATCCTAGGCAATGATAGCACCGAAGGCCCAGAACTTATAGATGCGGCGTATGAATGTATCCACATAGCTCGTGAAGCGTTGGCCGTTGAAACAGAAACCCCAACCAAAGGAGTCGAAAAATGAGGGTGACGGACGAACAATTTGACCGGATGACACTTGAACCTGAGAGTGATTTGGACAGGCACTTTCTACAAATGGTGAATAAGTCCAAGGTCACTCAAATTACAGAGTTTCAATTCAATGCATATCAGGGAACTTTCAGTGCCAGGTTCTGTTTTGAATATCCAACCAATGAAAAGGAGTCAAAATGAGCGAATTATTATTGAGCATACCGGAGGCGGCAAAGGTGCTGGACAAATCAGCAACCTATATTCGCAATCGAATTGATGACGGGACATTCACGGGATTGCCCGTTGGCAAGGGAGGGAAACGCCGGAAGGTCAAGCTGGCCGAGTCTGCAGTGAAGGATCACAAGAGGTTCCTGGCAGAGAAGGAAAAGGAATATGCATCTCGTCGGCGCAAGCCGAAGACCGAGACTGTGCTAGAACCCTGTCTGCCAGCCGCCCAGGTCGAGATGTTCTCTGGCCCTGGAATTGGTGATCTGCTTGCGGAGCTCAAGAAGACGAACGAGATGCTGGCCGAGATCACGAAGGCGCATTTATGAGCGTAACCAATAGCGAAATCAGCCCACCCGAAACCGACGACTATGTCAACTGCGCGGACTGTAAGGAGCTCACCTTTGTCGATGAGCTGACCGATGGTGTTTGCGGGAAGTGCCTACCGTGCGGTGAGTGTGGCGGCGAAGGCTGCGACGAATGCATTGAAGAGGTGCCGATAACTCCACGGCTAAATACTGATGTGGCGATGGACAATGCGGCCCTATCCATATCCGAATTATGTCATCCAAGCACCAAGCACCTGATACGGGAGCAGATCGCTAGGCACATGGAACCTGAATTGAAAAAGGTACATGATGCAATGGTGATGTTGTGTGTGAAAATCACTGAGGCCCTCGGTTACTATGCGGCTACCACGGGATTCCTGAATCAGAGGGATGCGCTGCTTCGAGAGTTGATAGATACAACGGATTGCGAGAACCGCGAATTCGGGCACGCTGGAGGCTGTCGAGAAGCGATACCTAAAAATCAACCAAACTGGTGCCTTGCCTGTAGATGTGAAGCTGAATTAGAGGCGCGACCCTGATGTATAGCTATCAGGATTATCTGAATATAGGGCTGAGAATAATCGACCTTCGTGGCTTCACTTGGAATCACAGATGTGGCACATCTGAAATGATGTATTGGGATGGCAAGTCAATTATCTGGGCATGGAGGACGAAGCGCCAAGCCATGATTGCAGGTGCTCTCAAGGCGATGCAATGGGAGTACCAGCCGCCCATGCCAAATTGCAGATGCAGCAAGGTGATGATCAATGGCTGAGCCAATCCAAATGCGCTCCATGCCGACCAACACCGAAGCTGAGCGGGCGGTCATCGGAAGCGTGCTGCTGGACAATCTAATGCTGGCGGAAGTGAGCGAGCAGATAACTGCCAAGGACTTCCACTCAGAGGCCAATCGATTCCTATTCGAATCCATGGAGTCGCTGTCAGGTACGAATACCCCGATGGACTTGCTGACCATCGCGGAAGACCTCAAGCGCCGCTCGTTACTTGATAGAGTCGGCGGCCCGGCATACCTCCAGCTATGCGCCGATACAGTTCCCACGGCTGCCAATGCTGCCCACTATGCGAAAATTGTCAGGGACAAATCAATGCTACGGCGGACTATCATGGCTGCCACCGAAATCGCTCACAGGGCATACGACCAGAATCCTGATGAGGATGGTGGTGATGGTGTGGATGACCTTCTCGACTGGGCTGAGAATGAAATATTTACAATCGCAGAAACCCGGACAAAGGGTGGCGTTCACAGGATCGACGAGGTTGTGAAAAAGACATTGGCCCACATCGATGCGCTGGCCAAACGCAAGGGCGATATAACTGGAGTGGCCACAGGGTTCACTGAGCTAGACAACATGACAGCGGGCCTGCAGGATTCGGAGCTCGTCATATTGGCAGCCCGCCCAAGCGTTGGTAAAACTGCGCTGGCGCTAAACATCGCTCGCAATGCCGCTGTGTATTGCCCGGCGCTGGTACTCTCTCTGGAGATGAGCAGGCAGGCGCTGGGCATGCGTTTGTTTTCGACTGAGGCTGAGATAGATAGCTCCAAACTGCGACGGGGTTACGTTGCGAAAAGTGACTGGCCAAAGCTCACGGGCGCTGCGCAGTTACTGGAGAAGCTGCCGCTGTATATCGACGACTCATCCAATCCCACGACGCTGGAAATCAAGGCGAAGGCTCGCAGGGTAAAGGCTGAGCATGGACTCGGGATAATTATCATCGACTATCTGCAGCTCATAAAACCACGGGCGAAAAAGGGTGCGAACCGTGAGCAGGAAATATCACAAATATCTCGCGACCTGAAAGCGATGGCCAAGGAATTGGAGGTGCCAGTGCTGGCATTAGCGCAGCTCAATCGTGCGACTGAGAATCGGCCGGACTCAAAGCCACGGCTTTCAGACCTTCGTGAATCAGGGGCTATCGAGCAGGACTCTGATGTTATAATGTTTCTGTGGCGGGACATGACGAGCAAGAAAAAGGATGAGACCGTGGATGACTCGCTGACTGAATTGATTATCGGCAAGCAGCGCAATGGGCCAACTGGGACTATCAAGTTGACCTGGCGCAAGCAGATAACGAAGTTTGAGAACTTTAGTTTTCATTCGGAGCCACCTCCATCGGAGGAGAGCAGAAAGGATATTGACTGATGACCAAGAAAGAATTAGACGCCATACGGAAGAGGTGTGAGGCGGTAAACGCAAGTACTCCCCCGACCGAACTAGCCATGTTGGCAATTCGCTGGATGGCAGAGATCCCCGCGCTACTTGATGAGGTGGCGAGGTTGAGGGTAGACAAGGAAGAGGTGGAGAGAATTTGCCATTCCTTCGCGGGCAGGGGGGTCTTGCCGGGACATGATACGAATGATCGTGTTGACATGGTGAAATGTGTCAGCTGTCGTGGCGTAACTAAACTCACAATGGGAGATCAGAAATACTGCACCTCCGCTGATTGCCCACGTGGATTGTGGCGGAAATATCAGGGTGACATCTAATGACTGACGCCTGCAAAACTGACATCGACAAAGCTATTGATGCGGCAGCAAAGGAAATGGCTGAATATACGGCGGCCAACCTTCCTGAATGGGAAATGAATCTCGCCCAAGATTATAAAGGAACAGAAACGATGACCCATGAATTGTATCGCGAAACCTTGGCTGGCCACATCATGCCGGTGGTGGATGAGATGGATATGAACTGGCAGGGGAATGCGGATGTTCTAGCGCGGCTATTTGATATGGCAGAAGCCCAACTCGCCACACTCAAGCGCATGGTGAGGGGCATATTGAGTGATGACGATAATATTGGCCCTAGGCTCTATCGCTGTTTCAAGTGTGATGAGCCGCTAAGACTTGCTACAAATTGGTACTGCCAAAACCATGGCTGCATAGCATGGCAGCTCAGAGATGCGGTCAAGGAATAATGCCCAAGATAATCACACGTAGCGCCCTGCCATTCGACCCGTGGAATCCTGATATAGATTTGATCAGGATCGAGGATGCGGCGGAATCCTTATCCAAGACCTGCAGGTTCAATGGCCACTGCATCGGCATGTATACCGTATCCGAGCACAGCCGATTGGTCGCTCGTAATGTCCCATCCGAGCATAAGCTGACAGCCCTGTTGCATGACCTACCGGAAGGCCTCGGGCTTGGCGATATGGTGTCGCCGGTCAAGCGTGGGATGCATGCATACAAGCAACTAGAAGCTACTGTGTGGGCCGCTGTGGCCCTGAAGTTTGAACTGCCGATGGTTCTACCCGATGTAGTTCAGGAGGCTGATATGAGGGCACTGGCTACTGAGAGGCGCGACCTGGTGCCTGAGCATGCGTGGGATGAATTCGACTGGGAATGCCTACACAACACCCCGGCATACGACGAGGTGCTTGTGCCGAACGAGGGGGCATATCATTTCGCCGAGGAGCGGGATTTATTCCTGGAGTTTTTCGAGAGGTGCTGGCGAGCGCGGGAAGCGCTGAGAGCGTAACAATGGCCAAGAAAAAAGACTGGACGACTGCCGAGCTGGAGGGCCTGGTTCAAAAATCCTTCGCGAAAAACGAGGGCTGGGTGACTCTCTTCGAGGTATCAGATCGCACCCCCAATCCATTACGGAGATGTGATGTGATTGCTTTCAATATCTGGACTAGCAGTGGAGGCTGCGAAATGTGGGGGATGGAAATCAAATCGAGTCGTGCTGATTGGCTGAAGGAACTGGAAGATCCCTGCAAGGCCGAGGCATTCAAAAAATATTGTCATCGCTGGTGGCTTGTTTCTCCTGAGCATATTGTGAAAGATGGGGAGCTGCCCGAGGGCTGGGGGCACTATATCCCAAGTGTCAGGGGCGTAAAACTTCGAGAGCGAATCGCGGCCCCACATCTCGAACCACAAGATATCCCCCGTGAATTCCTGACAGTGCTGATTCGCAATTCATTTGATCTGAATAATAGGGAGCGCCAGGCAATTGCGCACAATGAGGAGAAGCGCTGGCAGGCCTATTGGGAATCAAACTTTGAGATGCAACTACAACGTAAGCAGGATCAAGTCGACAGGCTGGAAGAACGGATAAAAATCTTCGAGGCCTATTCCGGCATTACCCTGGCGGCTCATCGCAACCATGAGCAATTGAAACTAGTGGGGCAATTTTTCCATACCGCCAGGACGGAACCTCAATATATCCAGGATATGATTCAGCGGTTTGAAGCTACTGCGGAAGAGCTCGAAGGGCGAGTCAAACATCTAAGAGGCATTATTTCAGATTATAAGTAAAGCCCCTCAGATCGCTCGTAAGGGGCTCGTTTTGTTTTCGGCTACGGTTGGACTCGAACAGGGATTGCTGGCCAGCGCGGCGCTATAGGTGTGGAACTGGCAGGGGTTTTAGGGTTATCCGCCTCGCATTTCGAGACATCCTCCCCGCGCAACATGCAAAGGCACTGGCCGAGTTCTGCCGCTGAATTGCTGAGGTCGCCCTGCAGCTCATTCCAGTGACCTGGGGATACTACATACCAGCCATCCAGCCGTTCGGTATCAGTCTTCTTATCGAGGACATGAACGACCCTGCTATCAGGTACGATTACGACGCTTGGCTTTTTCGAACGCGAGCTGTGCAGACAGCCTTGTGCGGTAGCTATTACCAACGTGAGCAAGAGCAGATAACTGAGGGCCATCCTCGTCACGGATAGCCTCGGCCAAGTCAGCCTTTTCCTCCCACCTTTTACCGTGGGGAGTGAGGCGCTCCTCTTCAAGTTGGTCACGCCGAGTCTGCTTATCCTTGAGCCAGCCGAATAGAATTGGCAGAGCTTTGAGCGCTGCCACCAGTATCGCGAAAATAGATGCCGCCACAATGGACTATTCCTCGTCGTCAGCTATAGCGCGAGGGCCAGCGCCAGACGATGGCTTCAAAAAGGACACGCTTTCAAGAAAGCCCCTGACCTTATTCACGATCTCGTCATCGCGTGGTTCTGGTGTGGCTGCTACCCATAGAGTAGCGAAGCCCACAAGTACTGTCACAATGGTGGTCAATCCAGCCCATAACAATTCTGAGTTTGCCAATAAAAACTGTATAATTTCCATCTCGTCACCTTCTTTCTATTTGCCCCAAGGGGCTGTTGGTAAAAATGGGTCTACGTATCCGGCTATATTAGCGCGGCTTTTGATTGGCCGCACCTTCACGAAAGCATTGGCATCTGCGGCCGCTTCCTTGGTTGTTGTTTTACTGCCACCACCACTGGCTCCGATGCACAATTCCTCGTTCAAACAGAATTCAATGTGGATGATTTTTCCTGTATTACCGTTTTGATAAAACACAAGGCAGCCATCGTAAGGCTCCTGCACCAGACAGTCCTGGTAGTGGTTCCACAATCCCGAGGCTGCCCTGTCCCCCCTGCGAGCCAATGCCCCGACTGACTTCAAAACTTCCTGCACCATGCCAGAGCAATCGAAACCGTCGATAGTATCATCACCACCCCACTTGTAGGGCTGGCCATACATTTGCCAAGCGATATGCCTGGCTATTTTCATTAGTCGCTGTCTGTTCATAATGTCGCCTTTCTGTGATGTTCCACGTGAAACTATTTATCGCTGTCGCATTTCGCGACGGATGTTGCCGAGCTCCCTGAGTATCGCCTCGTTGGTTGCCTTGATGCCCGCCACATCCTCGCTCATATTGTGTACCTTCTCCATGTCCTTACCGTGAGCAATGACTATCGCGTCCATTCGCTCGCTCTGTGAATGTTCAAGTCTTTCATGGTCGCTCTTGTAGGCCTCCAGTGTTTGGGGGCTGACGAAAACTCCTGAAAACATGCCATACACAATCATGGTGATTAGTATTCCTGCGATGGCGATTCCTATTTTCAGGTTTTTCATTTGCTCCTCGCCGTAGACTTTAGTGGTCTCCGGGTTTGTCATTTCTCTATACTAACAGCTATCCATCCGGATGGTCAACTTGTATCTGTGAAATAGTTGGCCCATTCCCTGCGCCCGCACTACCTTCGTCAAGGTCAAGGCGGAAGGCGTAGAACCTGCGCTTCTCGTCGCCATCAAGCAAAGTTGTTGATGACAGTGGGGCTCCCACGATTGGCGTGGCTCGCTCAAACCTCGGGTCGAACCTCCCATCATGGCTCTGCTCAATTCTCAAAGTAAGTATTGCGCCCGAGGGAATTGTTGCGGTCACCACATAATCGCCAACCAAATCCGGGCATTGATCCATGTCAATCAGCACAGTAAAGAAGCCAGTGGTTTCTCCTGCTACCAGGGCTATTTTATCTGAGCCATTGATTTCGACATTTTCCGAGGCGGTGAACTGGGTCTCAATTTCAATCCCGCCATCAAGGTCAACGGATAGCGGCACGCGGGCGCGGGCCAATTCGAACTGTATCCTGCCCTTCACGAAATCAACTTTACGCTGAACGATCACCCACTTGTTATCTCGGACGAAGCTCTGACCCTCGACTGAATACGGCCAGAAATGTGAGTCCTCGTATCCGGAAAATGGCCGCTCAAAAAAGGTCTCCGATATCAGTCGAACAATATCGCCCTCCTCCAGGAACGAAAACTTGAGGCCATTGATATTACCCCTGAGTCGCTGGACGCCAATCTTTTTTCTGGCCAAGCGGCGGACTGCTATCTCGCGAGCCCAAACAAGCCCCTCAAAGGTTGCATTGTCTGGCCCTATCCAGGGGCCGAGGAGTATTTCCTCTCGCACCTTCTGGTCGGCTATTACCAGGTCGCCATCCTGCTCCCGCGCACCGAAATCATAATCTAAAACCTCACTACCAGATTCGGTTGCGCTATCCCCATAGACCGTGGCGGTATTGATTTTATCTGCAAATTCCTGGGACATTTCCCAGCGGCCGTCCTGCTCATTGGGTCGAAGTGTGGCAATCGGCGGGTCTGTCGGGTCGTAGATTTTATACTTGAGCCGCCCGTTGGCGTCGGCGATCAACACCCCGTCGATGGATTGATTGATCTCCTCAAAATATTTTCTGATTTCACGAGGCTCCTCAATGGTTCTCAGCACGTCGTGCGCGGCATTATCGTGTGAGCTGGCCGTGGTGAATGAGCCGTCGTCTATCTCTCTGTCAGGCACTCCCGCCTGCTCAAGTATATCGCGCAGCACAAGCACGGGATTGGATATCCCGCCAACATCGTAATCGATTGGAATCGGCTGGCTGCCGTCATCCCCTATCGGTAACTTGATGCGCATGTTGTCTCTCGTGTCTTTCAGGGACAGAACAACAATGCCGAGCGATACATCCATTGCGGCAATAGTGCCGGAATAAATTGGGAGCATATCGCTGAATCGAAAACTGGGGATATTGAACCCCATGAAAAACTTAGCCTCAAGATCCAGGAGCCGCCCAGATTCTTGCAGGTCTCTGGCGCTGCCAATATTATCATCGAGCTCGACATTGACGCCAGACTTAGAGCCTCGCCCCTTTTCCACATCTATTTTCCCGGATGCTACGGGCAGCTCGAATATCAGGCCGTCAATTTCACTCGCAACACCCGGCGGAACTACCTGCGGATTGGTCGCAAATATAGCAATAGTTTGATATGCAACTTCAATTTTTGAAATCGTGGGTGCAACGTCCCCGTTGGTTGTGAGCGTCGCAGTGATACGCCAGAACTGTTTTTGTATATCCTCCTGCTGGCCGTCCACCACATTCCCGATAGAAGTCCAGGGGCCAGTATCGGAATCAGCGTGCTCCGCCTCGTAGGTCACAGTGGCAAATGCGGGGACAATATCATCGAGCAGAAATGTGACATTGCCATCTACGGAAGCGGATGGGTCTGTCGTCAGAACATCCATTACTCTTGTTCGATAAACAGTTGTCTGGAAAAACGGTCGCCACAATCCGGGGCCAACCAGATCGTCATAGTCTCCATGTGAGTCGACAGCACCTATAAATTCCCCGCCGAAATAAACTGCGCTCCTTGACTCTTCATCATATCCAACCATGGGGGCAACGCGTGCTTGCATCATATCTGTTTCACGGAACCAGTCTGATGTGCCACTGCCAACGCGATGGGAAAATGTTTTACGGGTGTTCGATACTGGCGGGCTAAAGCCTCGCACCCAGGCAAACAGCATATTGATATCCCTGAATATTGTTAGCCTGTACCCATCTCCATCTCCGATGGGAGGGCTGCCAATCTCTACCCATACATCAGATCCTAGATCATAAGTCCTGTGTTTTCTCGGGCCACCTCCTGCAGTAGTCTGCCCGATGAAATGAATCAAATCGTCGTTCGGATTGTATACGGCATCTGCCAGATTAGTATTCCCCGTCACTTTGCGAATGTCATAAGGGGTTGCGCTGTCAAAGGCTTTAGCTGTATGTGAATCTCCACCAATATCATATTCAAAGGCACGACCTAGGCTCCCGCCTCCCGGTACTATTGAATAATATACAACTCGGTCAAGCGTCTCGTGGTAATCGCCAATAATCGGGCCGGACTCCAATGCCACAGCTCCCGTTGAAAACACTAGTGTGCCGATATCTAATATTTGCAGGGTATCAATTTGACCGACACCTGGATTCACGCCCCCTACAATAATTATCTTATTTCGTGAGCGGTCGAAAGCGCAGACGGCGCTAGTGACCGGCGTGTAGGTTCCGGTAGTCGCAGGATTCGTCCATGTGCCGACAGAGATATCATACTTCCACAGCGGTGAGGACGCCGAGGTCGGATGAAATGCCCACACATTCCCGTCGTCATCTACACAGCCAACAATGGCGGAGGCATCAAATGCAGTTGGAGGCTCGGTACCACCATCAGCCTTATGCTGCCAGTTGTGAGGTTGCACGGACAGCGCAGTATTCGCCAGCCCCCCGTCACTCTTCCAGTGGAGCTGTTCAATGTCTGCGTTGTTGGAATGAGTCTGCTGGGTACTTCCATAGGAACCACGGATACAGCCCTCAAATTCATGCTGGCCCGTGACATCAACGTCTGGATATTCCATAATCTCCCTGTCGTCGATATCCAGAGGATCGCTAATAATGAAAAACCCCGCTTGTTTCGAGAATGGCAATATCTCTGCGACATCGATAGTGGTTTGCGATATGTTTACTGGCTCATCTGCTGTGCTCGCAAACGCTCCGGCGGCCGCAAGTTGGAAGCCCAGGTTCCAGCTATTGGTTCCATTGATGAAATCCGAGAGTTTGCTCTTGGTTACCAGGAGCAGGCCGAATGGTTCGGGTGGTGTGGCTACCCTCGCACATTTCTGATAGAGAGGTGATACTTCAATAGGCATCGATTAGGATTCTCTTTCACGACCGATTTCAATCACAGGCTGAGTCCACCTTATCCCAGCGCCACCAGCCTCAAACGGAACCTCCCATCGCTTTGAATCGATGAGGTACAACTTCCAGCGACGAGGGAATAAATCAGTATTCCAATTGAACCAGAATGGGAAGCGTCCTCGCTGGATGTCATCACGGAACTGCTCGAAGATCACGCGATCATCACCGGGTAATTCAAGCCGGATGGTGAATCGGTTTTGATGGCCACGGAAAGTCCTCGACATATCGCCGTGCAATCCATCCTGGTCGTTGTAGATAAGCCGGTCGCCAAATGGGTCGATTGAACCCAGGGGAGGCGTGGAGAAGATAAAGCTCTGGCCGAGGTATAAACCAACCACCTCCGGCAATACATCCAGCGAGGAGAATCTGACGCGATAGAACTTAGCCTCCTGTGTATCGAAGGTGATGTATTGAACATTATCATTCAGGATGGAGCCGCCAGCCGCGCCGTTGACCGCGATGTTAGAAACACTTGTCCATGCCTCGATCAGATCATCCCTGAACTGGACATCGACCGTGGCCCCTGAAAGCCGAGAGCCTGCATCGATCATCAGCGTATTAGCCTTACGATCTACCGTGGCGCTGATGTCGTCGATGAATAGGTCGGTCACAGCATCGACCCTGATTCCAAATCGGACGCCCTCAAGATCTGCAGATGGCACATGCTTTAGAGATCCCGCCGTGAGACTTGTGCCAACATTCACCGTGTCGAATTCCTCTTCGGTTGACCCATCCTCATTCAGAATAAAGGCCGTCACATTCACGGTGCCGCTCGCGGTCTTCGCCTGCCACGACATGCTGACTGGGATATCTGCTTTCAAGTCATATCGTTTCTCGCTGAGGATCTGAACCTTGGCGACGAACACAGTCACATCTAATTCGGCATCGGCTGAACCAGAGATTGGAGCCGTGAGATTCCGAGTGAATGTAGCAGTGCCACCACCTTGATCGAGTTCCCAGCCTTCGGTATTCAAGCCTGTCTCGAAATCTGGATTGATTAGCAACTCTTGAAAGCCAGCAGCCGGGCGTATCTCGATATCCTGGTCTGCTATAGTTGTCGGCCTCCAGAATTCCCAGCGCTTATCGGAATACACATCCTCGATGGGATGATCGGCTTCCTGTGAGGTGACTATCAAGTCTGCCAAGCGGATTCTATTATTCGTTAGTAGTGTTGGGTTCGCCATAGTTATTGCCCCGATACAGTTCCGAGATTCTGTGTGATCTCTTGATTATCAAATTGCACTCGGGCGGCAATAGCGTTCTGGTCGGCTATCGTTTCCATCTGCGCCCTGCTCGCCACGCCCGTGATGTTGTTTATTATAGTTACGCCTCCTGCACTCACGCCCGTCTGCTCATCGAGGTCTGCATCCCTTCGCCTGCGTTGTGCCCTTTCGGTATCGCCTTGTGTGCCGCCACCAGCTCCGCCGCCACCACCACCGAGCCCGGCTGCGAGACCACCGGTCACTCCGGCTACTGCCGCAAATGAAGCGGCTGCGGCAAAGTGGCCCTGTGCTGCTGCCAGTGCTGGTGGGAAAAATACTCCGAGAGCAAGAGCAGCAAGTCCACTGGCCGTCTCAAATATTGCCAATCCTGCGGCTTCTGCGGCCTTCGCTTTCAGTACTTGAACGGCTGCCTGCTTGGCGGCCTCCCCTAGCGCTTTTCCAGAAAATTTACCGGCAAGAGCCTGGTCGACCAGCGCTGCCCCCATGGCCTGGCTCGCGGCAGTCGCCGCTTCGGTAATCGGGATTTGGCCTTCTATCATTTCCCCAATAATGGGGATTTTTTCAGCTAGCAGATCAAAGCCCAATGCAAGCGGCTCGACATCCAGGCCAGCCTGCAATGCTGCCACCCGTTCGGCCGTGGCCGCTTCCTCTTCGGCCTCAAGAATTACCCTGCTTAGAATACTCTCCTTGAGACGGTCCTCCGACGCTTTTCTTATATCGGCAAGCTGGGTCGCAGTGATCGCGCCCTGCCTGGCAGCCGCTTCTGCATTCCCAATAATTGCCCGTTCCTTTTCGGTCTCCTCTGCGAGTATCCTTTCTCTCTTGGTGGCAGTGCGAGCGGTAATGCTGGCTTCTCGTTTGGCAATGGATTCAAATAATTTTTCGCTTTCCTTCGCCCGTTTCTCGGCAGCCTTCGTCTCTTTTTCGGCTGTCTTCTCTCTCTCCTCCTCGGCCTTTCGAGCAATCGCGGCTTCCTGTAATGCATTCAGTTTCAGTAGCTGCTCGCGAGTAGCCAGGCCAATTTCTGCTTCCCGGATGATCTGTTCCCATTTGGCCTTTTCAACTTCGACCACGCCATCGGCACGCTCTATCGCGCCCTGTGCAGTCAAGTTGGCGATGAGCTTATTGACCGTGCTGAACTGCTCCTCTGTCTGAATTGGATCTGGTGGGATAATCTTGGTTTCAAT